CATTGTTTGTTTAGCAGTGAAGGCCTGCGCTACGTCAGTTTTAGCTGTGTCTGCGTCATACGCTTGTACGGTAGAACCAATGTCAGTATCTACGACTACGTCCGAACCACCGTTTTGAAGCGTGCCCGTGAAGTTAACTGTGGTTAGTCCTAGAATCCAATCTTTAATAGCTGTTAGCGTTAACTTCTTGGTAGCACCACCATCAACAACAGGTATTTGATCGTCACCTGACGCACTGCCTGTTGGTAATTCGCTTATTTTTACGTCTGCCATGTTAACTCCTAGCTTGTACGTTTAACTGCGGTCATTGTTATAGACCAGTTAGCAATTTGATCAGAACCTGCATCGGCTGTGATTTCGGCTGTGTAAGATTGCCCCTCAGTAAGAGATAGACCATCTTCCAGAGTGCCACGATACACGCCATTAGATGAGGATACATAAGTCATCGTAGCAGGCCATGTCTGACCAGATACCTCACTACCTGTTGAATCCTTTAGCGTCATAGTAACAGCAGCATCATTAATATACACTCCTGTCGCCTCGTTCTTGAGATCACTAACGCTCAGTAAATTATCATTGTTTATATAAATGACGCGTTTGTATACGGTTCCCATTATACACTACCTTCCAATTTGATATATTTATCATCCTCGGTGCGCAGAATGATACCACTTTCCATCAACAGATAATCAACAGGATCATCGTAGTTTAATGCATTAACACCAAGTAAGCCTGATATGCAAGGTTCCATTTTAGCACTTCCCGATAGAGATGGCTGCATTAAAGTGGACTGAGATAATAAGCCAATACTCTCTATGCCCATAGACATGAATACTTCTATATTAGTCGCTTGAGATAATACTGGCCCGATAGATATAGAAGCTGTCATATTATCCATACTTACACCTGTGTAATCGTATAACCGCTAGGGTTGTAATAATCTTCGCCATCGAGGCCTTTGGAGCCGCCAGCACCTCTTCTTTGTCCACCACCATTAGCGCCATTAACACCATCAAGACCCCATGCGCCACCTGAGCCACCATCGCCACCATGAGCATATCCGTCATCGCCACCAGCGCCAGCTACCCCAGAAGAATTTAGGTCTGCGGCACTACCTGCCGTACCATGACCAGCACCACCGTAGTGAGATACACCACGCGCACCACCTAACCCGTAAGGTGCGCCACCGCCACCGCCACCACCACCTGCGAAGTCGTTATCCGACGGCCAGGAACGGTTTTCCCAAGCGCCACCACCGCCACCACCGCCACCGCCACCACCAGAGATAGTGCCGTTGTTAAGAATGGTTACGTCACACTCAACATAAATACAATTCCCACCATCGGCACCAGCCCCACCAGGTTGAGCCTCGTTCCCAGATGTAGACGAGCCACCAGCACCAGCGTTACCACCTCGACCAAGTATTTTACCGTGGTTCTCAATAGTTAGTTTGTTACCGTAACCTGAGCCAGTCTTAATGGCGTAAGCACTAGTAGTGGAGGCCACAATAGACGCACTAGAAGGAACCACCACACGAACATTATGGTACTTGTCGATGCCGGATAACGTGTCGAAATCGACATCATTATGTGGGCCTGATGAGAAAGTAAACACCCACTCATATTCATAGGCCTTTTTCCAGTTACCAGCGGCTTTCACCCAAGCAACTTTAACCTTCTCCCATGACCCATTAGCTTTCACATAAGGAGTAGTTGTGCGCCAGTAACCACCGGCTTTAGCTTTAATACTCAAGCCAAACATCCCCATTAGAACCGCCACTAGGCGCGTCAGTATCCACATAGATAGAGCGACCACCAGTAGAAACCCCATCTAAAACCGTGTGGATTGTTGTGTGCGCATCAACCTTTGCTTGTGCGGCTGCCTGTACATGGGCAGTGGTGGCTACTTTAGTGGAGTTGTCAGCAGTAGTTGGTGTTGGAGCTGTAGGCGTACCAGTAAAGGTAGGGCTTGCTAGCAACGCCATGCCGAAATTTGGTACAGTATAGTCACCTAGCACAACCCAATCATCGTTGGCCGAGTTACGCATCTTCAGAGTAGTTGTAGTAGTGTCTGCCCACCACATATGAGGCTGTTTAACAACAGGCTCGGTGGCACCACTGTTTTGAGTGATAATGGCGGCAATCAGTAAATTAATATCTGAACGAACAGCCGCGCCAGATGCGTTTGCAATATCTAGGTCATGCTGCGACATTAAATAATCTCCTTGCCGTACCCTGTGGCAATCCAGTTAATTGATCGGGCAATACCCACGTTGCTTGAATTATAACACTGTACGGTGAATCCTGTCCTGCTTTTACCTGTAACACGGAAATAGTCACCGCTATCTGCATCTTGCATGGTAATACCAACAACAGGGGTTTCTTTGTACGCGTAGTTGAACGTCACAGCCGTACCGCTTGCGCTAGTAGTTACATCAAACGCCCTTTCTGTACGATCAGGCATATCAACCGTCACTTCTAGCTTGGTGATACTAATGTTGTAGTTGGCATCATCGTTCGTCACGACTACACGGAACTCGTAACCTCTAGAGTAGTAATCACCAACCAGGAACGGTTCCCAAGCTGTCCAAGTTGGACTACCTGTTGGGTCATCTTCAGTTCTACGCATTTGCAATGTTGCGCTCAACTTATCAGATGGTTCACCATCAAAGTTAGACCAGCTATCGATATTCGCAATACGGTTATCGATCAAGTCAGTTGCCAGCGCTGTGGAGGACTCAAGAACAGCTGTTAGGCGACTAGTGTACACACCACCAAGATCAACGTTATTGGCAAAATAGTAAGTACCAGAATCTTCAATAACGCCAACGTCACCTATTTCACGAGCAATACCATCGCCTGATTCAGTAATTAAACGGTCACCATTTTCTAACAGGATATATCGAGGCGTACCATCCAGCTTTAATACACTTCCATCGACAACCATGTCATCACGAACACCTGTAAACGAAGGTTGCTCCGACACAGTGGTGACAGCATTGAAGTCAATGATATTCGGCACGTTGGTGGAGGCGTACACAGCATTAACAGAGAATCGACCACCCTCATCAACGGCCTTAGCCATATAAGTACCGGCGACCATTGGTAACACGGCATAAGTGTCCGTGCCTGCGATAGCCTCACCAATGTCTTGACCATCTTCCCAAGTAGCACCAGATAATAGGCGGCTATGACGAATACGGATGTAACCACCGTTGATAACGTCGATGTCAGTGCTTCGTGACCAAGACAAGTGACACTGGCCGTCCAAGGCTCGTACAGAAAACCCAGTAATATCGCTTGGAGGTGCAGTAAGACCAGCTATATGCTGATTATTTAACTCTGCCCAACCTGAACGAACACCCATAGAGCTTACAGTGCGAACACGGAAGTCGTAAAAGCCTGCGACAATATCGTCAACACGCAAGGTTAGCGCACTAGTCTTACCGATGTACGTCCAGTTCACATCGCCGTTGTAGCGATACTCGGCTTCATATTCCATGACGAACGGGTAATTCGTAGGCTCAGACCAAGTGAAAATGGCGCGAGCTTGTGTGCCCTTACTATTCACTGTGACGTACAACTCCTCATCGACTGACTGAGGAGAAGGGGCCACCACGGAATAGGGGTTAGATAAGAACGTATCAGGATATTCATCGACCTGATCGCGCTGTGCCCAAGGATAGATAGAGTCTTGATGCTCAACAGCTTCGAGGGCCACTGTGCCGTCACGGTTAAGCGTCATGTTCATAACGCGGAACGGCTTGGTAATCCAACCAGGTGTAGAATGGGTAATATCTATAATCTCGCCAACTGTGACGTTTAACGCATCACTCAGTGCTGAGAACTTAACCGCCAAAGCATTACGGGACTTATGCGTGAGTAGCTCAGCGAAGTCCTGCGCCAAATAAGCGTCAGTGACAGTAGGTAGTGTTATTTGGTTCTCAAGTATGAAACCGCCATCCTCATCAAGATACTCCTGTTCGTGTGCAGAACCAGCTTGAGGATATTGAATTTGATCCTCTTGCCAGTTTGCTTCAGGATTAGTAAATGTGACAATGGTTCGGTTGAACTTGTTTGCGCGAGTCTCACTGTTAATCCCAAGTGAGCCTAACAGGATGTTATCCTCATCGAATGAGAAAGTGCTAGTGCCTGTATCCTCAACGATAACGCCGTACTGGCCGTTCTGATAAGGCATATGCCCACGCATACCGGATAAGATCTCTTTGACGTTATCCAAGATGGTCTGGTTGGTATCCACGACAGCGCTACACACAAATCGATATTGAGTAGGTGCCCCCGCGTATGGAGTAACACTTTGGTCGCATACGTCAGCGGCAGCGGTGAACATCGTGTCATTAATTAACGAAGCAGGTAAACCTTTTCCGTAAATACTATTGGTCAAGTAATCACGCAAGCACAGCGCAGGGTTAGCGCTGTAGACAGTAGTGCTGGTGCGAGGGTCGTAGACCTTCTTACCTTTAACAACCGCAGTGATAGTTGGTGTGTTTGGTAGCTTATCTTGGTCATACTTTAGTCGAATAGCTATATACGCAAGCCCTTTAAACTGGTCTGCCTCAGTCATCCCAATACCGGCATTTACCAACATAGAATCAGCCGCTTGTGTTTCAGTGCCAAGGTGCTTGTTGATCGTCACTAGTCCGTTGAATTGGCTATCTGTTGACAATACATCATCCAGGTAAACGTCACCGATTTCCTCAATCTCACCTTCACCTAATACCAAGGCGATGTATTGGTATCTATTATCAGTACCTTTAGTGGCACGATTATAGCGGATACCGCCGACCTTACGCTCACCATAAAGAACTGGCACAGAGGCGATATTGGAGTCTTTATTGATTAACGTACCTTGGCTTTCCGCAGCAGCTCGCTCTGCCTCTTTCATCGCATGCTTGGTGAGTGCGAAGCTGACTACCATTGAGCCAATGAGCCACCATATAATCGGATCCATTATGAACGACCCCACTTAATATCTTTTACAATTTGTGAACAGCGGCTAGCGCTAGTATCCCCAGGGTAGTGAGATTGCTGGGAGTTGTCGTTGCTTCGACGCCCTGTGACGCGTTCAAAGTCAGCCCAATGGGACGTTACGGTCAACAATACATTATCCCCTTGTATAGCAAATCCAGACACTGTGCCTTTATATTCACCACAATGGCCGATAACTGCGCCTGCATCACTAACAACTACATTGGTAATATTAACATCACGACCAACATAGTTCTCACTAAGGAGGAGCGCTATATAGGATTGATCTTTACCAGAGAAAGTTATATCTATCTCACCAACATCTAGCTCATGAGATTCGCTAACATTACCAATATCAAGTAAGTGACCACTCACACCGTATGTGTCGCCACCATAGGGTAAATTATGATGATAGTCGGTTAGATAGACGGGCGTTGCGAAGTCGATATGAACCAAAGCAGCCATATTAAAGCTGCCAGAGGATAGTTCATCGATAACGGCCTGAGTTATTCCACGGGACACTATAACGCCTCCACGAAATCAATCTCGTACTCGTAGATCCCACCAACACCAGTGTCGTATGTTTGCACGTCATTGGCTAAACGCACCGTAAAAGGTACATCATTGTAAACAAGTTGCTCACTAGCGGATACTGTAGAGATTAAAGCAGGCTCGATACTAACAGCACCATTACCTGAACGATCAGCAGTCAACATATAGACTTTGGTATGGCCAGCGAACTTAACGAAGTCGCCTGCTTTTAGGTCGCCTGTGAGACCGCTAATGGTCACACTGGTATCACCAATCGATGCTGCGGAACAAGTGACAGAGCCGCTACCCGTACCAGAAGTCGAGCTGATCACAGGAGGGACAACGGAGAATACACCATGACGACCTTGTTGTGCGACACAGAATGCCCACACAGGCTGGAACTCAGACCGCTTGAGGGACGCGTAGGACGCGCTGAAGCGCCATTTCTGCCCACCTATCTTACGGCTTTGCATGCGACCACTGACAGTCTCAGAGAACAAAGTAGGGCTGTCAGACTCAATATTTACCGCGTTAAACTTAGGTGTTGTCGGATAGGACATTACATCAGACCTCTACGCGCCTTATTATTCATTGCTTTAGTCACTGCGTTAGTGATTATAGCACGATTCTTCATCAAGAACTCAGCCCCAGTTTGGGTATCAATAGCGCTTAAATTAATATTCACACTAACAGGTTGCGAGCTACCTTCTTTCTCCAGGTCAGTGATCTTCTCATTAGGGTGAACCACGGCCAACTTACCGCCTTTACCATCCATACCACCGGCACGGATGCCATCGAACGTGATGCCGCCACCCTCAAAGGAGGCTAGTGCTTGTCCAGCTACCGCTCCAGCAGAGGCATATCCAGAGGCGAGGATCATGTTTCGTGTTGTCGCCCACGCCGGGGCACCACCCCACAAGGCTGCTTGCGCGCCTGCCGCATCAGCGGCAGTATGGGTGCTTGCAATGATAGACGCTATATTAAACGCCTTCTGTATTGCGAAAGCAGCCTTACTTTGGCTACCCCCTTGATCCAAGATGCTTCCTATCTGATCAACAGAATTAGAAGCAAAAGTAAGCGCCTGGGTCATTTGTTGTCGCGTGGCAACAACAGTACCTTGACCTGCAATCTCTGCAATCGCAGCGTTCTTACGCCAATATAGATCAGTTAACCGGAGCATTTCCTCGTCGTGATCTTCTTTGTCCGATTGGATTATTCCGTAGTGTGCCTTTTGTAAAGCCAAGAAACCCATGTTAGCGTCAATCGCCATTTGGTGATCAATAGCTAAAATTTCTTCGTTTGCAGCTTCAGTTAGCGCAGCTTCCGCTGCTTTTTGCGCTTTGAGATCGGCTTGGAACTCTTTATCTGCAGCGTCAGACAGGGTTTGCTTGTCCTTCAGGTACTGTTCGTATTCCACAAGCATTGCATCGTGGGCATCGCCCAAGTCAGTGGTACCAAGTGCAGCTTCCTCCGGTGGGCCGTCCTCGATAACCTTCATCAAAGCTTTAAGCTTTAAGCTAGCATCAACAGTAGATTCAGCAATACCGACTACCTCGGCGCGGAACGCCTCAAAAGCAGCCTTACCCTTACCTTCACTATCGATACTGGCCATAGCTAAAGCAAGATTATCGATAGATTGTACTGGAGTATTGGCGTCCAGACTTGCGAATAGATCTAGTAGGGTGTCGGCTTCATCAGCACCTAACCCGAACTCATCAGCCAGCTCCGCCGTAGCAGCATTTAATTGAGTTAGTCCGACGGTTGGTGACGGTAGTCCTAACGCCTCAATTTCATCGCGAAGCCCTTGTATAGGTTTGCCGTGTCTCGTCAATAGCTCTACTGCACCGGCCACATTGTCACTGAAATCCAGCCATTGGGACGTGCTTTCACCCAGCATCCCACTCATCTCTTCAAACGAGGCGTTTATGGCACTCTGCGACTCCGATATTGCAGTAGCGATCTTTAGCTCGGCAAGACCTTTAGATACTCTCGCTAGCTCTTTAAGCTCTTCGGAGTAACCGAAGACAGAACCTTTACCTTTATCGAGAACGGAGTTTAGTTTGTCTTGCGCACCAGTGAGCTGGTCTGCAGCAGATTTGGTTTGACCCATTACCCCAGCAGCCATACCCAAAGCAGCGCCGACGGAGATGACGGCACCGGCGATGGCTCCGAATGGCCCAATCACAGAAGCCATCTGACCGCCCTGTTGGGCGAGGACAATCATGGAGTCAGTACCCATTTGCATTTGGACTGCAACGTCCTGCACCTGGTGGCCCATCTGACCCATCATGCCGCGCCATTGACGCGCACTACGGTTCATAGACCCCATTGCGACTTGGG